CGACGATGGCTGAGATAATGACCAGCCAAAAGTTCTCGTTGTTAATCGAACAAATAGTGCTTGACAAAAAATGCAATTACATGGATGCTATAGTCTTGTATTGTGAGAAGAACGGAATGGAGATCGAGAGTGCAGCCAAGCTGTGCAACGTTAGGATCAAGCAGCAGCTAGAGATCGAATACGGTGATCTCAATTTCTTACCAAAGGCAACGCAACTACCTATCTAGGAGTCGTTATGAACAGTGTTACCGAAAGCATCAAGGACAGCTTCAGTATTCTAAGCGAGTACTATAGTGATGATGGTGAACGTAAGGCATACCTGATTGATGATCAGGTAAGTAACCAACGCACAGTGCACTGCTATTGTGACTCGAAAAGCGGTATGCTTCTTGACCGCATTATTGATGTCACTGGTCACAGTGTGTGTTATGGTGAGGACGCTGCCGAGAACTGGGTGACGTACGTAATAAGGTAATGGATATCTACGAGGGGTTTGCTGCGTACCAAACATACGTAGCTATTCGCAATCACTTTAAGCAGGACAGCTATGACTTCTTTAAATATAATGGAAAGACTCGGGTTAGACAAGACAGTTTTCTTAAACGTAACGACAGATATTTCTTCGCCAAACTACAACGTAAGCTCAGCTCAAGTGAGCTGGTGGGTTTCTTTGTAGCCAATTTCATTAACGATGATTCCAATTGGTCTGGTTCTCTTGTCACTGAGAACAGTATGTCAGTGTACAGCCAATGGATGAAGAAGATACAATCCCTATCATATACTTTTGAGCAGGATTGCCTAACTCTTAAAGAAGCAGTTGACATTAATGGCAAAAGCTTCGATAATCTATTCACCGCTGATGGAAGCCATCCTCCTTTGTTAAAGTTGTACCTTGGCAATAGGATTCAGTTGGAGACCATGGTGATAATCGATCAGGTCTTACGATACAGTAAGAGCTGGTCAAAGGATCTTGACGACGACATAGTATGGAACAATGTGAAAAGTCTGATAGATAACTATAGTAGCTTTGTGCAGGTCGATCGTGACAAGTACAAAGCTATTATGAAAGCAGCATTCGTATGAATGCTACACAACGCATATAACGCATACAAGGAATAAACAAATGGCTACATCTTTCTCAGAGCTTAAGCGCTCACGCTCTTCGTCCCTCGAGACACTCATTACGGAAACCAGTAAGCTAGCTGCCGGCAACAAGCCACAAGGGCAGCAAGAAGAACGTTTCTGGAAGCCCACAGTAGACAAGGCAGGTAACGGCTATGCTGTTATTCGTTTCTTGCCTGCTGCGCAGGGTGATGACTTACCTTGGGTACAGACATGGAACCATGGCTTTCAAGGTCCTGGTGGTTGGTATATCGAAGAGTCCCTTACTACAATTGGTAAGAAGGATCCGTTGTCCGAATACAACTCCATGTTGTGGAACACCGGTATCGAGGCAAACAAAGATCAAGTCCGTAAGCAGAAACGACGACTCAACTATATCTCAAACATCCAAGTGATTAACGATTCGTCTAACCCAGATAACAATGGCAAGGTATTCTTGTACAAGTTCGGTAAGCGTATCTGGGACAAGATCAACGATCTAATGAATCCTCAGTTTGAAGACGAGAAGCCAGTAAACCCATTCGACTTTTGGGAAGGTGCTAACTTCAAGTTGAAGATCCGTAAGGTTGAAGGGTATCGCAACTATGATAAGAGCGAGTTTGATTCACCTGAGCCTTTGGCTGAGGACGAGCGACTCGAGACTATCTGGAAGCAACAGGTACCACTAGCTGAGTTCACCGACCCATCTAATTTCAAGTCGTACGAGGAGCTGCAAGCTAAGCTGAACCGCGTGCTTGCGTTAGACGGTGGTGATATGTCGAACCGTAGTACTACGGTAGAGGATGCTGAACCTGCTCCTGTCGTTGCTAGGGCAGCTCCTGCACCAGAGCCTGTAGCTACGGCTAGTGAGGATCCACCCTGGTCCACAAGCGAAGATGATGATGATGGAATGTCGTTCTTCGAAAAGTTAGCTCAGGATTGAGCATAGGGGGCCTTAAAGGCCCCCTTTTTTTATGCCATTGATTGTTCTCTCAATGTCTGTACACCTAAATCTTGAGACCTGGCGTTCAAGGCACCCATGTTAACAGTTTGTTGCTGCGTTACATTGTTCTATACTTTGGTTAGAGCCACCGTTTATTGCTACTACCTGAGGTTGACTCTTGGCAGCGATCACTTGCTTCGATGCCATTCCTACCGGTGCCGTCCCTATCCCCGCTGCAGGGGTTATTGAGTTGACGACGCTATCACCAACTATGTCATTGCCACCAATTGTTTGATTCGCTGACGCAAGACTGTTGTTGGTGATGCTGGCCAACGATGTCGTTATCGCTTCTGAGGCTGTAGCTATA